AAACTTGAGTGAAGAAATGAAACAACAGGTATTAGACAGTTATCAATATATGATAGATGATTACGAAGTTCGGCTAGATCGACAAGTAGAAGCAGAAGAAAAGCGCAACTTAGACGAATATCTGGACGATCCACGCTACGGACAAGCTGATCCAATTAATCGGGGGGATTACTGATGATAGAAGTAGAAGCAAAAAATGCGACCTTAGATACTTTAGCAGTTACGATACTTGCTCTACACGTTAGCGGCAAACAGATGACCCAAGCGGTGTTCAAACAACTTCCAGAAGGGTATGAGGAAGAAGGTGATCCAATGTGGGGCATTGTCAGATATTCTGGTATTTGGATTATATTTTCTTCAAAAGGCACTCTATACCGAAGGGAACTTCGTATTGGAAGCCCTGATTATAGGGCGGTATTGGATGCGACAAAGGAACTGAATGGGTTTGATGCTCGGGAGTCTGCTCGTGCGCGGCATTATCCATACGACCCAGAAAATGCGGCTTCTGTTAAACGGATGTTGGAATTGGCAGCAAATCGGCTGGCTCTAGTTAAAGATTTAGAAGATTGGCAAAGTTATTATGATGCAGATTTAGTCTATCAAGAAAACGAGATCGCTCTATCGAAATTGCAGCAACTTTTCATAGCTGTATAGGAGGAGAACACATGAGTAAAAGAGAAGAACTAGAGAAGGCTGTTGTGGATGCTAGCGATGCTTGGTATGCCGCTGATGATGCTAGGGATGCTGCGGAGGTTAAATACAATGATGCTAAGGCGGCTTTGGAGGACTACGAGGAGAACACATGAACTCTAACTACGATACTAGCCCCAGAACAAGCAGAGAAGGCGCAGAACGCAGCAAAAACCACGATGGGTATCTACCCTATCTAAACGCACCTCGCGGCATAGGGCGGGGCTATATCTCAAGTAGTTGGGATGAGGATGATAGGCGGCTCGTGCTATGGATCAAAGTGGCTTTCGTAGCATCCGTTGGCGGTCTAATATGTGTCATAGCTGCTGTAGTTATATAAGATATAATACTCGCGTGGCTACTACATCATAGGAGACAGGAATGGCTAACGCAGCAGTAAAGATACGAGCAATACTACGAGATCATGTTGGCGAGATAACGCTGGCACAGATCGCAGAAAAGACCGCCTTAAAGTCTAATGAAATCTCTATGGTCATGTGCTACCTATTAAAGCAGCGGTACGTCACCCGAGTTAGGATCAAGTCGGATGAGATCAGAGGGCGAAAAGAAGTCTGGTTATATACCTATTATCAGAAGCGTCTACCATCGAAAACAGCGGTAGGCATCGAGGGCTTCGTACATATTTAATGTGTCCTGAGTGCGAGACTGCAAAGCAGAACCCTAATTCTGGTCTATACCAATTCAATTGCCGTAGTTGTCGGGAAAGATTAATATCGAAGGAGAGATGTAGAGAAGCAAGAAAGGAACTGGTAGCACGATTCCGAACCTATGGTATTAATGAGGTGCAAGATGGGGGCTGCAAGTGCAAGATATTTTGTTATAGACAGAGAATGGTAGATGGACGATAGTCTTATATGAAAATCTGCCGAAAATGCAAAGCTGAATTTGATTTAAGGGCTTGTCCTGTTTGTAACAGAAATAGATGTATTGCGTGGCGTAAAGAAAATGGAGAAAAGCTATCTTTAAGTCGGTCTAAATATTACAAAGAAAATAAAGATAAAGTAAACGCAGCGTCATATGCTTGGAATGCTTTAAATAAAGACAAGCGTAGGGCTACATTAGATAAATATGCTGCTGCAAATAGAGATAAATTAAGAGAGAAAAATGTTATATATCGGAAAACTCATCCAGAAAAAGATAAAGCATCAAAAGTAGCGTGGTTATTAGCAAATCCTGATTTTAAAAGAATAGACAGCCAGAATCGTAGGGCTTTAATAAAATCATCAGGGTCTAAATTATCAATAGGTTTGACTGAAAAGCTATTTAAGTTACAAAATGGCAAGTGTCCTTGTTGTGAAAAGCCATTAGGTAAAGATTTCCATCTTGACCATATAATGCCAATTTCTAGAGGCGGGGCGAATGAAGATTGGAATATTCAACTACTTAGGCAACAATGTAATAATCAGAAATGTGCAAAAGACCCAGTAGATTTTATGCAGAGCAGAGGTAAATTGTTGTGAGCGATGATGTAGATGTTGCTAATGACCAAGCGCAACAACGGCTTGATATTTTGATTAAACAGGCTAGGAAGCCGCTGGCGAAGGGCGAACCCGGAGAGTGTACTCTATGTGGCGAATACTCAGGAAGGCTCGTCGAGTCAGTATGTGCGCCGTGTCGAGATCGTTATAAACTGAGGTAGATATGCCAATCAGAAATGATAAAGACGGATGGTATTGGGGCAGTAAAGGCCCATTCCCTACCAAACAGAAAGCCCTTCAAGTAGCAGCCGCAGCCCACGCCAGCGGATTTAAGGAGACTAAGATGGATTACACGCCACAACACTTCGTACTAACAATGCTGCATAGTGTCACCAATGCTCATATCCTTCACCTTCAGTCTCGCTCATACTCTGAACACGTTGCTCTAGGCGCGTACTATGAGGAGATGGGAGAGTTAGTCGATAGCTTTGTAGAGGCGTATCAGGGAAAGTACGGCATCATCTCTAACTATGAACAACATTACTTCTTGCCTACACCCGCCCTAGAATACCTCATCAGTCTGAATGATTACGTTAAAGACGAACGCCAAGACCTTCCCCAAGACTCAGAACTACAGAACTTAGTTGACGAGATAGCCGGACTAATCGACAGCACTATCTACAAACTGAGGTTCCTAAGATGAACTGGACATTGCGAATGGTAAAGCTAGAGGACGAGTCTGGTATCTACTACGAGGTCAGGGAGATTCATTACGATGACGAGGGTAGCCCGTGGGGTCATACCACAGCAGTAGTCTCAGGACGTAACCGAGCCGATACCATAGAGTACGCCAAGCTAATAGTAGAAGGGGCATCACTGCCAGCTATCGTATTCACTGACGTATTCGTTAACCACTATGCCGACAGTACCACAGCAACAGACCTGCGCGGAGTTGGGCTGCAATAGCCCACGCACCTTAACTATCTACTGCCTACAACACGGGGGCAGGGACACAGTAAGCAGATACACAGCACCAACAGACGAGAGGAGAGAGAGCAATGCTCAATACTCTACCCGACACTGGCAACAGGTACGACAGACCCAACTAAGCAAGCAGCCTATATGCGTATCCTGCATATCTCGCAACATAGTAACCCAAGCCCATCATGTCGATCATGTATTCCCGTGGCAACAGATCGGGAAGCAAGCCTTCTACATCAATCTATTCCAATCACTATGCGCGTCATGCCATAGCACTAAGACTACCCTAGAGGCTAAGGGTATCTATCGCTACTATCACTCAGGTCTATATAAAGATTATTATATTAATGATTACGAGGGGGTGGCATCGCTTATCATTTAGTGTCTAAGTCATTGAAAACAATTAGAAACTAAAAAAAAGACCGCCCCTCTCAGAGCATAGCTAGGACCGAAAAGAGCGGAAACCAGTTTGACAAATAGCGGAATTAATACTTAGAATCAGCCGTATGAACAGAAAAGCCCCCGAACTACATTTAATTGATGGAACGCACAAACGTGCAGCGATCCAAGCGGCTCCGATTCCTGAGCAACTCAAAAAAAGAATACCACAAGCCGAGTGGATGGACAACTTCGACGCTTGGAACAAAGCGCAATTCATAGACGAGACTTCTCAGTTTCTTTATGAAGTCTACGGCATCGGGAACAATCAGGACAAACACGCTCTAGCGATGCTGGCAGACCATATCGACACTTATATTAACTGCACCAAAGGCATTTTGGCGAATGGCATAACTGTTACGCTGGATAATTCGATGGTAGTAGTTAACCCTTATGTCAATGTGCGCCACAAGACTATGACGCTTATTCTTCAGCTAATGAATGAACTAGGATTAACTCCTCGGAGCCGCTTGGCATCAGGTAAAGTTGAGTCGGAAAGTGAAGTTGCTATCTTTATGCGAGGCCCAGAAGGTTGAGTTGGGAAGATGGTGTACTTTACGCAAAGGCTGTAGCGCGGGGTGATGTAAGCGTATGCACAGACATACGGCTTTCCTGTCAGCGGTTCCTTAATCAGTACGAAAACCAAGAATGGGAATGGGAGTTCGATGCTCGTTATGTCGAACACGTTTTAGGATTCGCGTCCCGTCTTGTCCATACCAAAGGCCCACTAGCGGGGCAACCAATTGTTCTCGCGCCATTCCAAGAACTTCTGATCTGCGCGGTCTACGGCTTTCGGAAGAAGGGCGATAGAAAAAAGCGAATGGTAACGGATGTAATACTATTCATTCCACGCAAGTCTGGGAAGTCTACGCTCACCGCAGTGATAGCCCTTTATGAGTTGGTCTGCGGAGAGAAGGGTTCTGAGGTCTTTACTGTCGCAACCAATAGAGAGCAAGCTACAATCGTTTTTGATGCAGCCAAAGGCTTCATAGAGAGTATGGAGAACCCTTTAATGGCTAATCAGTTCTTAGTAAGTAAGTATGAGATAAAAAGGAATGGTGACACGCAGTCAATGTTTAAAGCATTATCCCGCGATACCAAAAAGACGGGCGATGGGAAGAACCCTTCATGTGTAATCGTGGACGAAGCAGCGCAGGTACTCGACCGAAATACTATCGAGGTATTACACTCTGGAATGGTGGCAAGAAAAAACCCATTGCGGATATATATTACAACAGCGTCATTTACTAAAGACACAAAGTTCCACGAGGACTTGGTGATGTACAAGTCGATGCTGCACGGGGAGGCGGTAGATAACCCTCGGTGGTTTGGTTTGCTCTATGGACTAGACCTACAAGATGACTGGCATGATCCGGCGGTCTGGGGGAAAGCTAACCCGATGCACGGCGTATCAGTATTTGAAGAAGCGATCAAGCAACGAGCCGAAGAAGCAAGCCACAAACCAGCGGCACTTAATGAGTTCCTATGCAAAACTCTGAATGTCTTTGTATCTGCTAACACCGCGTGGATCGACCGACAACATTGGGATGACCCGATATGTATTAAAGAACCAAGACCAGAACCCGAGTCCGTGTTTATGGGATTCGATCTGGCAGCTACGCGAGATTTGAACGCGGTCTGTACTCTGAAGCGGTACGGGGAATCTGACTTTGACGCGGAGTGGAAGTTCTTTTTGCCAGAAGCAGGTCTAGCCCTAATACCTAACCACTACCAAGATATATTTAGGGTTGCTATCGCCAGCGGGATATTGCAGATCACCGAAGGGAACGTGATGGACGATAGAGAAATCTCCGACTACATCAAATCGCAGTGCGAGATATATGATGTGAAAGAGGTGGGATATGATGCTTATAACGCGGCTTCGATTGTAGCCCGATTACACGATGCTGGCGTACCAGTGAAGAAGGTGGGACAGGGGATGGGCGTATTAAATAACCCTTCTAAGTTCATTGAAAGGATGATTATGAGCAAACAGATCACGCACAGGGGCAATCCTTTTGTCGGGTGGCAGCTAGGGAATTGCGAAGTGTACACGGACGTTAATTCAAATATAAAAGTAAGGAAGAACGAGGCTGACAAATCGGCGAAGGTTGATGGTATTATCGCTTTAATTATTGCGGCGCATTGTGCATTAGATAATCCTTTCGTCTCAAATAGCTTCGGTTTCAGAAGTTTTTGAGATAAGATCAAGAAAATTTGTGGGGGTTTCGATGGGAATACTAGACATTTTTAAG